CTCACGGGTTCCTCAACTTTAATGTTGAAACCCATCTCTAAGAACCAGGGATGGACATGTTCCATAACATGGTCCAATTGCTCCTGCTCAATAAATAGTACGCAGTCGTCGCCATTATTAACCAACGACCCACTAATTCCAAACTCACGCATGAAAGAATGCACAAGGGTTGACATAATCAAACAATTTCCTAAAGCGGTGTTCATATCGCCAGACATTCTAGTACCACTAATGGAATAAGATAATTCACCATCATGTGTGTACCCTCTAACTTTATTACTAACCTGCCACGACAACAAATTAGCCAATTTGCTGTCGCGGTATATTCCATTGTAAATGCTATGTTCCCACTTCAGACAGTGTGCACTCACGTGTTGATCGAAACGAGTGGCATCAAGCCCAATACCAATTGGTTGCTTCAACTTCCCCCATTTATTAGCTATTAACTTGCCTGTTTCCAACGCATTGAGTCCCTTGGCGACTGTGACTTCGCCAAACAACCGAGCGATCGCTACGTAAATGTCATGCTCGATACGTGACAAATACCGCCCTACTTCGATACCATACCTTGGGTGTCGTGGTGAGATTAGACGCATGACCGGATCCGGTTTAGCGGTCAAATTTATCTTCTCTACTTTGCCAAATAGTCTGATGTATGAATCCTTGCGGCACACAGGTGCTCCCAATAGGCTCCGCGCGGCATCACTATAAATCTTCTTCTTGCGACCCGTATATCGATCAACGAATTGCTCCGTCGAGAAAGGGGTGACAATCCCGAAGTTATTTATAATGAATTGCTTTTGGTAAAACAATCTCACATCAAATTTCTCTGGATTAGGTACTGGAGGTGGAGCATACTCTTTGTTACCAATGACCTGGTACATGGGATGTGTGGGATTCGGACAATTACCTTTATCATACCCAACAAATATTGCTCTTTCTAGTACACCACGTTTCAAGTTGTTCAAGGAAGGGTTGTGCGCTGAGAAGGTCACCTGTGTGGACAATCCTGCCACAGTGTGAAACCTGCGCACCTTGGTCAAGCTACCCGACCGGTATTGCACCCTCAATCCTGACCACTGTAGTACAGTATCATTGGAATCGTGGCCGGGTGCTACCGCTGGGCAGCCTCAATCTCTCGTGGGCTTCCTGCCCTGTGTGCCCCAGAACCAATGGGAACGCACGGGTTGGTCCATCTTATGAAATGATTCCAACACCTCGGGCAGGGCCATAATGTCCTCGGCAGTAATTTGTGCCAATGAAGGCACAAACACCATCTTAACAAG